CTAAAAATGTGGAGATATTTCATTTTTTGTGAGCGTGGACAGAGGATTGAAACGAAGTGCTGTCTCAAGGTGATCTGGTGCCAGGTGGGCATAGCGCACGGTCATTTTTATGTCGTGATGGCCCAAAATTTTCTGGAGCGCAAGGATGTTCCCGCCGGACATCATAAAGTGTGCTGCAAACGTGTGGCGCAGAACGTGGGTAAGCTGCCCACGAGGAAGCACTATTGAGGTTTTGTCCATCACCGACAGAAACAGGAAGTAGCAGTCAGTAAAGAACCTGAAACCGTCAAGAACAATTATTCCCTCGTACAGCTCTTTACTGATCGGGATGCTGCGGTTCTTTTTGCCTTTGGTTCTGACGAAGGTGATCCGGTATTTGGTAACCTGAGAACGGGTTAGGTTCACAGCTTCTTGCCAGCGTGCTCCGGTGCTCAGGCAGATTTTAACGACCAGAGCGAGCAGGGCGCTTTGGCGTTGGCAATCGTGTAGAAGCTCTGTGATCTGTTCATGCGTCAGCCATGCCATCTCCTTTTCGGCAATGGTGAACTTGCGCATGCTTTCCAGTGGGTTTGGTGCAGTCCATTCTCCAAGCCGGGCCAGCTCGCTAAAAACACTGCTCAGATAGCTTTGCTCCAGATTGATAGTGACCGGGCTGGCCCCTTTCTTCCACCTTTCGCTAAAATAGATTTCACCCGTTAGGCGTTTGTCTCGGTAATGCGCGAACAACTTAGAGCTGAGATCAGTAGCAAGAGGGTTTCCGAGTGCATCAACCATAAGGAGCAGCTTGTCGTAAACATGCTCGCCAGCGGTCAGGGATTTGCCGTGTAGTTTGAACCAGAGTTCAACGACGTCTTTCAGAGTCCGGCGGTCTACCGATTCACCCAGCCAGGGCTTAGCCTCTGCCTCTTCCATTGTGTGGCGTTCAAAAGCCAATGCTTCGCCTTTGGTGGGGAACTGTTTACGCACGCGCCGCCCGCTACGCCCGGCGGGGTAGCACTCACATATCCATTTTCCTGTGGTGAGTTTTCGTACTGCCATAAAAAAGCCCTCATGTCTGAGGGCTAAATTTAACTGTATGTTTGAACAGTGGTCAGTGTTTGTTTAATCAAAGAACATACATCTTAATAAAATTTAGGTATCATAATATTTAATAATATAGCTGTTTGATTTATATGAATATGTTATTTTATACCCAAGGCATCCTATGATGTCCGAAAAGTTAACTACAAATAATTAAATTTTTATAATACACATAGGAATTTAGTGAGAATGAAAGAAAAGAATGAATTAATGCCAGATATACTTTATAAATACAGGGATGATTCAGAGTATACAGAGAAATTGATAATAGATAAGAAAGTTTGGCTTTCCTCTCCTGTTTTTTTAAATGATCCACTGGAATGTAGGATAGGAGAAATACCAAAGGACTGGGAAGAAAAAACAATACATGAGTTAGAGCAAGGTCAAATAATGGGAGTGGTGATGCCCCTGCCTGACTTTAAACCACCAAAAACACTATTCTCCCTGAATGAGAGAGCTACAAAGCAATGGCTTAAGCGATTTAGAAACTTAAACCATGATCGTAAAATTAAAGCTATGAGAGCACTTTACTCAGAACATGGAATGGAACTCTCTAAACCGCAGGATATATTTAAAGATATGCGGAAGCGTCTTACAAAAGTGGGTATTTTTAGTCTTAGTGAAACTTGTTGCAATGAGTTGATGTGGGCTCATTATGGGGCTAATCATAAAGGAATTACTTTTGGATTTAGCACATCGGGTGAATGCAGATTAGCAAGTGAACGGCATTGTTTATCAGTGCTTTATTCTAAAGAAAAACCCAAGTTTAATGGTGGGTTCAAAAATGAAGTACAAATTATGGCACCTGGGAGCGGGCTGCCAAACATTCAAAGGATATCATTTGAAGATGATACTTTTAGGTCAACAATAAGTACAAAAACGCTCGCATGGGAATATGAGAAGGAATGGCGCTATATAGAGGAAACATCAGGCCTATTTGACTTTCCTGGAGCGCTAAGTCAAGTCATCTTTGGGTTAAGGATGAGTTCTGAAAGGAAAAAATATTATAAGGAATTGGTGTTAAAAAATATTAATAATAGAGTCGATTTTTATGAAGTGGTAGAAAATGGTAGCCTCAATGGAATCGAAGTAAAGGAAATAAATGTTAGATAAATTGCAATCAATGATTAATTTATCTTAGAATAATAAGATTTTCGGATGTCAAAATACCTGACTGAGTCTTATGGGTAGAAGCAGTCAGGTGATTTATTAACATTGATGTCAAGCAACTATTAATTTATCGCTTGATAATTTTTCCCGTTCACACTCATTATGCATGGCAATCGACTCTCTATACTCTTTAGCTTCAGCAAACATTGTCCAATGCGCATCAATACTCATTTGTTTAATAGTTGATTTGATGTCTTTTAAACCAACATTAAAGAACTCTTTACGTGAGTTAACTTTGTTTACTTGCTTATCGTTAAACACTTTATGGAGGTGATTTTCGAGAGATGGAGCGTCGTCACTGTAGATCATTGCATGCACATCGAACGAGAAAGGCACGCTGGCATCACCCAACTCTCGAATGCGATCAAGTGGTTCAAGTCTACGTGTCATCCCAATCTTATAAACGTTTTCTCCAAAGGAACCGATGTTACTGATCACATATACGTGACCTGAGCGTGTTTGCTGCGCCATCGAAATGGCTCGTTGGTTTTTGGCTTCAGCTTCTTCGTACTTAATTTGCAGCTCAGCCAGTTTCTGTTCGAGGGCTATACGCTGTTCTTCGCTTGCGAGCATCAGTTCTTTAGTCGCTTTATCAATAGCCTGTTGAATAGACTTTTCTTCTTTTTCAGCTTCTTTTATTGCTCTTTCGTATTCACGACGCGCTTTTTCTTCTTCGCGCAACTGTTCTTTAATTCGTCGTTGTTCTTCTCTTTCTTCGAGCATAATTTCATTTACAGCTACCCCCCATTTAAGTTCGTTGAGTCGGGCTTGTAAGTAGATATCGGTGATCTTAGCGGACCTAAAGGCTGAACCGTTAAAATTCACAAGTTCAAAAGCATCTTTTATTTCTTGGGATAATTTACCGTAATTGTTATGTTTGATTTTTGAAAGGGTGCTATCGACCTTTCCATTAAAAGCATCTAGCACAAAATTAATTGCGGTGTTTCGTCTGTTCGGTTCGACATACTCACAACTTGCCGCTTTGCTCGTTTTGATAAGAGACTTAGTCAACTCCCTCGCTTTTTGCAGCTCTTTCCCAGCATCCGTAAATTCATAATTCTCTGCAAGTTCATCCAGAATGCTTCGGTTTGGAACAATCCATTCATCACCGTAACCTTCAATTTTATTTTTCATTGAATTGGCTACAGCTTGGTAGGTTTCTGCAAATTCTTTCGCTTCATATGCAGATCCAGCGATTTCTTTTGCTCTGTTCTCTGCATCAGCGACTATTTTCATTGCATTATCGTTAGCATTAGAGATTAGCTCATCGGCCCTACTATTGGCGTTATCCAATCGTTCCTTGGCTTTTAAGCGAGCATCGCGAGCATCTTTAGTTATTACAACTGCTTCGTTGTTGGCATTGCTTATCGTTAGTCGGGCTTGATTATTTGCTTCTAAAACGATGCTGGATGCTTTAAGTTGTGCTTCATTTACTGTGCTTTTAGCAATCGAGTCTGCTGTTTTTATCGTCTTTTCTGCATCCAGAACCGCACTATGCAGTTCTTCATATTGCCACAAAGGAGCAGCTCTTCCTTCCAGCTCTGAGTGCTCTCGAATAGCGTTCGCTAAATGTTCTTGGCTTTCACTCAATTCATTCGAAAGAGCTATCTTTTGATGATTAAGTGCCTCGATCTCGATCTTATGTTGTTTGCTCTTCTTGAGCAAAATGACAGCCAGGATGGGGGCGAGTAAGGCTAACAGCAAAACTACAACAAGAAACAAATCCATTTTTAAATCCTTTTACTGAATCAGTATGTAACTGTTGTGCTTCTTATACATGCAATGACTTCTATATCTGAAAAAGCACACTCAAAACTATTTTCTGCAGTAGAGATTTTAATCATGCCTTTCGGCAGTCTTGTAATCAGTCTAACGGAATAGGTGCCATCGATATTGATCAACCAATGCCCATCTAACACTTCCGTGAATTTTTGATCACAGATGTCTGTGGTACGGCCATCACGAACAACAATCGGGGATGAAAGATTGGTAGGAAGAAATGATGCGTCAAAAACGCAAGAACCATCTTCAACCATTTTGCCAGCAGTGAAGGAAAACTGCGCCAGTTCTTCAGTAGTCGCTGTTTTCGAGCTTTGCTTAAGACCCTGCCCAGTGGTTAACCAATTGAGAGATACACCAGTTTCGAGGGCGCACTGGATTATCCAGTCAGCAGGGAACGTGTCCCGCATATACCTGTTAGCCAAAGTGCTCTTTGAGACATCTAGGTGATCGGCTAACGCCTGCCGAGTTGTAAAACCATACGCCTCTACCAATCGTTCAATCGCAGCTTTTCCACCCTGATTGGGATTTATTTTGATCTCATTTGGGTATTTTGATGTTGGCATGCCTCTTATGCGATCCTAGTATCTGTTTTGTCCCCATTTGGGGACTTGTCACGATTACAAACGGCTCACCACAAGCCAATAGGAGATGTTGCATCATGACCCCTAATATTTCAATCACTCTAAACACACCGCATGTCACAATTGAACGCTATAGCGAGCTAACTGGGCTGGCTGTTGACACTATAAACGACATGCTTGCAGATGGTCGGTTGCCTCGTCATCGCCTTCGTAAAGATAAGAAGCGTGAAAAGGTAATGATTAACATCGTCGCTTTAACCGTTGATGCACTCTCAGATTGCAATGTGACTATCAACTAGTTCCATTTTGAGACTTCACGGAGCAACTGACTATGTTTGACTATCGCATATCAAAACATCCTTATTTCAATGAAGCTTGCCGGGCTTTCGCTATACGCCACAACATGGCGAAGTTGGCAGAACGTGCAGGTATGAACGTTCAAACCCTGCGTAATAAGCTTAACCCTGAGCAGCCGCATCAGCTCACAGCACCTGATATTTGGCTGCTGACCGATCTCACCGAAGACTCAACGCTGGTTGACGGGTTCTTGGCTCAGATTCACTGCCTGCCATGTGTGCCAACCAATGAAGTTGCACGGGAGAAAATGCCTCAGTACGTTCTGAAAGCCACTGCTGAGATCGGCCGTGTCGCCGCCAGCGCAGTATCTGGCGTTCAGATGAATGCGACCACACGCCGGCAGGTTGTCGAAAGCGTCAATTCTGTTACTCGTCTGATGGCGCTTACCGCCATTTCACTGCAGGCGCGGCTACATGCTAACCCTGCAATGGCAAGTGTTGTCGATACGATGACGGGCCTTGGTTCATCATTCGCTCTGAGCTGAGGTGCATATGCTGAACACTGAACCCTCATTTGCGTCGCTTCTCGTAAAACAAAGCCCGGCAATGCACTGCGGCCACGGCTGGATTATCGGGAAGGATGGTAAGCGCTGGCATCCGTGCCACTCGCAGGATGCGCTTCTGGCTGACCTGTCCACTATAAAACAGGGGAAACCATGGCTATTGAAGGCCCTGCGGCGACTGTTCCACTAAGTCCCGGTAAACGCCTCGATGGACTAAACCATATCGCGGAGCTGAGAGCAAAAGTGTTTGGTTTGAATATTGAGCGAGAGATGGATCGGTTTATTAATGAGATGCGCGATCCACGCGACATTAACCACAAACAGAACGTGAGGGCACTGGCCGCCATATTCTTCATGGCAAAAATTCCGGCAGAACGTCACAACGTCAATATTAATGAGCTGATCACTGACGAAACGCGGGAGCTGATTAAAGCAATGAATCATTTTCGTGCAGTGGTGAGCTTATTTCCCAAACGGCTAACCATGCCGAGTTAACCCAAAAAAGAAATTAATGGCGTAAACCCGTCGGGCATTCTTTTGCCCAAATTCAGGAGAACTGATTATGCGAAATAGTGAAACACGCACCACCAAAACTGGACAAGATGATGCTGGTTTATTCCAGCTGTTTAACGAGACCCGTTTGGATGAGCGTAAAAGCTGCGCCCTTGCCGTTTCCATCCGCATGGAGGCACTGGCGATCCACATCCTGAAAGAGGGGATGAATGGAGTGGAGGCGGCAGAACTGCTGCGCCGCGAAGTTGCCCGTTATGAAGCTGAATCACGCGGGGACTGGCACTGATGGCTGATTCCATAGATCTCGTTCAGCAGCGCGTCGAAGAAAACCTGCAGCGCCATATCCAGAACGCTCGTACAAGAAAGCCAGGTGCCGCTCGCGTTCTTTGCATCGACTGCGACACGCCAATTCCAACTGCTCGCAGACAAGCTATCCCTGGCGTGCAGTGCTGCGTCACATGCCAGGAAATCGCTGAGCTGAAAGGGAAGCACTACACCCGAGGAGCGCAGTGAGCTTCGGAGCCTGTCAGTGATGCCTGAATTAACAAACGACAAAGGCGGCCCGACTGAGGCCGCCGGGGTTTTCCCATGGAACGCCCAGAAAAAAGCAGTAAACCCCTATCTGGACCCGGCGGAAGTTGCGCCCGTGTCTGCGCTTTCAAACCTGATCACTCTTTACGCTGCGGATAACGAGCAGGAGCATCTGCGTCGCGAGGCCTTGAGTGATGAGGTCTGGGAACGCTATTTCTTCAATGAGTCCCGCGATCCTGTTCAGTGTGAACTGGAGCAGGACCGACTCATCAGCCGTGTCAAAATGGCAAGAGAGCAGCAGCGCTTTAACCCCGATTTGGTCATTCTGGCTAACGTCAGCGCCGAACCCACACACGTCAGCAAACCACTTCTTGAAAGAATTAAGTTCTTCCAGGGGCTGGGAAGGCCAAAGGCATATTCCCGGTATCTGCGCGAAACCATCAGGCCGTGTCTTGAGCGACTGGAGCGTGTGCGTGAAAGTCAGCTGCCGGCTTCCTTCCGGTTTATGGCGAGCCATGAAGGGCTGTAGGGGCTGCTGGTACTGCCTGAAATGAATCAGGAGCAGGTCAAGCGTCTGTCCACGCTGGTTGCGGCACATATGAGCATGTGTCTCGACGCGGCCTGCAGCGATCTGTTTGTGACTGATGACGTTAAGCCAGAACAAATCCGCCAGTCATGGGAAAAGGTAGCAGCAGAAGCTATGCGGCTGGATGTCATTCCACCTGCGTTTGAACGGCTGCGCCGCAAGAAACGCCGCCGTAAGCCAGTGCCCTATGACCTTATTCCGGGTTCGCTGGCGCGTATGCTTTGTGCAGATTGGTGGTATCGCAAACTGTGGCAGATGCGCTGCGAGTGGCGGGAGGAACAGCTCCGTGCCGTTTGCCTGGTCAATAGGAAAGCGTCCCCGTACGTCAGCTATGAAGCCGTGATCCACAAACGCGAGCAGCGCCGCAAATCGCTGGAGTTTTTCCAGTCGCACGAGCTGGTCAATGCCGACGGTGACACGTTGGATATGGAAGACGTTGTGAACGCTAGCAGCAGCAATCCGGCGCACCGTCGTAATGAAATGATGGCCTGCGTGAAAGGGCTGGAGCTGATCGCAGAAATGCGCGGCGACTGCGCTGTGTTCTATACCATCACTTGTCCGTCACGCTTCCACGCCACGCTCAACAAGGGCAGACCTAATCCGAAGTGGACCAGCGAAACGGTCCGGCAGAGTAGTGATTATCTGGTTGATACCTTCGCCGCATTCCGCAAAGCAATGCATAAAACTGGGCTGCGCTGGTATGGCGTGCGCGTTGCCGAGCCGCATCACGACGGTACCGTGCACTGGCACCTGCTGTGCTTCATGCGCAAGAAAGACCGGCGCACCCTCACTACACTGCTGCGTAAATTTGCCATTCGTGAAGACCGCGCCGAGCTGGGCAACAATACCGGCCCGCGATTCAAGTCTGAACTTATCAACCCGCGCAAAGGCACGCCGACCAGCTACATCGCCAAATACATCAGCAAGAACATCGACGGGCGCGGACTGGCGAAAGAGATCAGCAAAGAAACAGGAAAATCACTACGGGACAGCGCTGAGCACGTTAGCGCCTGGGCACCCTGCACCGCGTCCAGCAGTTCCGTTTCTTCGCTATTCCAGGGCGTCAGGCTTATCGCGAGCTGCGCCTGCTGGCAGGCCAGACCGCGCGGCAGCAGGCAGATAAAAAAGCCGGTACGCCGGTACTGGATAACCCGCGACTGGCTGCCGCCGATGCTGGATGTTTTGCCACCTACATCATGAAGCAGGGCGGCGTGCTGGTCCCGCGTAAACATCACCTGGTCCGCACGGCCTACGAGCTTAACGACGAGCCATCTACCTATGGCGATCACGGCATCCGTATTTATGGCATCTGGTCCCCGGTTGTTGAGGGCCGGATTTGCACGCACGCGATGAAGTGGAAAATGGTCCGTAAGGCCGTTGACGTTCAGGAGGCGACAGCCGACCAGGGCGCTGGCGCCCCTTGGACTCGTGGCAATAACTGTCCCCCTGTTGAAAAAATGTACCAGGCAGGGGGCGAATTATCGGGCAGCGAAGAACCTACAGTGCTACCGGACTTCGAAAACATGAGTAAAAAGGGTCTGCGTGAGCTGACGGCAAGGCTGCGGCTGGTCAAACCAAAGCGCCGAAAAGGCTACAAACAGGAGATTACAGAACACCAACGGCTGCAACTCGATGCGGAACTGCGGTCCAGAGGATTTGACGCGAGTGAAACGGAGGTAGATCTGCTTCTGCGTGGCGGAAGTCTGCCATCTGGGGCCGGGCTGCGACTGTTTTACCGGAACCAGCGTCTACAGGAGGATGACAAATGGCGTCAGTGGTACTGAAAAATGCAGGAATGAGGTTATAGATTAATCAAAGGGTTAGCTGAGTAAAAAAGTATTTCAGCTTTAAAATTATATGATGAACTGTATATATAAACAGTAATATTGGGAGGGAGTTGTGAACGATTTGTTCATGGAGTCACTTGCACTGCAGCGGATAGAACTTATGGCTCGACTGGTCGCCAGCTCAGATTGTAGCGATGATGACAAGGAGGTTGCGATCTCGTGGCTATCGGAGCTGACGAGCGATCTGGTTACCAGGTTGAATGAATACGGAGTTGGGCAGGATGAGAGTACGCATTAGTGATTTCGCACCATGGGAAATTCCCTCCCGTACGGCATCCTGCGGTTTGAGAAAGCAGTGCATGTCTATGGTGCATGGATTCGCATGATCCAAAAAGGATCGCAATGGGTCGGGGCCGCCAGAACTGGCGCGCTTTCCGGCCGGTCATGCACCTGCATGAAAACCACTACACAAAGCGGGCAGGCGTGGCGGGGATACGAGCGCGCGCAATGAGATTAAGTAGTTGTACTTTGTGATAGGGCATCGCTCTCACGGGGGGTTTTGACTTGAAGTATAGTTGCAGTATGATGAGCAGAAAAAACAGGACTTATCTTATGTACAGATTGTGGATTTTGTGGGGATGTGTTTTTTTTATGCTACTCATAGTTATGGGGTGTATTCCATTCTCTCCTTTTGAGAAATGGTGGTTTACAGTTAATTTCATGTCTAATGTTAACATTATTCGTGCATTTTTATCTGTGTTGATATTGTTCTTGGTCGCTTACATACTAATGGTTGGAGCATTTCACCAAAGGTATTCATTGAGACTGGAGCAGTTAAGCTTTGGTGGGGTAAATATCCTGCTAAATAAATCTGATTTGTTATTTAAGAAAAGCGTTAAGAATTACTTGGATACAAAAAGGACATTATTTAAATTTGACCCTAATTATGATTCCATTGATGAGGTTTTAAATTCTTATTTTGAATGTTATAAATTTATCAGAGATGAGATGAAGCTTTTAGATGTAAAAAAAAGAAGGGATAAGAAACTTTATACACTATCTAATGAAATTTTAAAAACATTGAATAATTTCCTTACGCAACATCAAAATAATTATCGTAGATGGCATAAATATGTTTCAGATAATGATAGTGTGATTACAAAAGATAAGGACGCTAACGGCAATTTTATATCGTTACCTTATCACCTTACTCCTATCAGCACTATTCAAACTCATTATTATCATTTTAATCAAATATTGTCTGGTTTTGTATGTGTGAATAATTTTTTTAATACCAATGTTGTCGGTGAATTTGATATTAACATTGAAAAATGGAGTGAGTGATGCATAAGACGTTTCTTAGTTATCATCATGCTAAAGAGCAAGACCTAAAAGATGAGATTATTACTCTGTTTGGGGGCGATTCATTCATTGATAAATCGGTTAGTGATGGTGATATCAGTACGACCAATACTGATGAGACAATAATGAGGACGATCAGAGAGGATTATTTAGAGGACTCAACTGTTACTGTCGTTTTAATTGGGACGGAAACAAAGAATCGCCCATTTGTAAATTCAGAAATACAGGCCTCGCTTTGGGGGGATAATTTTAATGGATTAGTTGGGGTTATTCGAGATGAAATATATGATAATGTATTTACTCCAGCCGTATGCGCAGATCCAGCGTGCGGATGTTCAATAAGCCTAAGAACACCAGGGTTTGGTTATGAATACTATTTACCGTATTTAGTGAGAATGAATCATGTTTATGAAAAAACAGTACCGCATTATAATGATTCTGATGTGTTTTGTGCTTTGGTAAAATACTCTATTTTTATTAAAAATCCTGAGCATTATATTAACCAAGCATTCGATAAAAGAAAAATGATGACTCCTGCGGCTAAAAAGAATCCTTTAGATGTTCCAGCGATTAGAAGTGTCTCTCTTTTCAATTGGTAACAAACCAGGTGCATAACACATATGCACCTGGTTTCATATTTATAAAGTGATTAAAGATTATATGGGGTGAATTGAATGCATGAATCTCCAATCCATTCATTTAATTCCTCAAGCCTCTTTTGTAATGGTATTAGTTCGTTGCGGACAAATACCTTGCTAGCCTTTTCCACATCCCCAAACCCTCCAACATTGCTCGGCATAATTCCCATCATTTGCGGAGGAACGCGGTGCGCCGCCATCATGTCATCCCGGCTCACGTTTTTGATATTCAGAAACTCATCCTTTGCCGCCACCTCTGACAATGGGATGATCTGGATGCCGTCTTTTTTTCCGTTAGGCGAGTACATAAACAGGTTGCGGAAGTTGCCCGGGCCTTTGGCACTTTTCATCGCATGGCGGATGTTGTTCACATCCTCCTGGTTCTGCGCCGCGTCGGTCATGTACATGATGAAACCCGCGTGGCTGCCGTTGATGTAGTACTTGCGGCGGAACAGCGTAGCGGACTCATTCAGCAGGGCGGAAGGGATGGCTGACAGGTATTCCGGCAGGCCGTAAATCTCCTGATTCAGATCCGGCTCCATCAGGTGGAAAATGCTGCCTCTGGTGAACTCATAGGGCTGCGTGGTCATACCGTATTGTACAAACCAGTAAGTGTCTAAATCGATCCCGCGGCGTGTGTATTTCGCCAGCGATGGCTCCAGCGACAGGATACCGCCCAGCCGATTTGTCCGTTTTTCAAGATAGGCGTTACCAAACACCAGATAGTCCTGCACGAAACGGCTGAATGCCTGCTGACTCAGCAACGGGTGCGGGATAAACGTGCTGGTCAGGATGTTGCGCTTAACGGCAATCGGTGAGCTGTGGTGCACGGCGGCGCGATACGTGCGTGCCAGTCCGTCAAAACTTACAGGTGGCTCATACCATCTGTCCATCTGCACGCATTCCACATAATCCAGGAGTTCGCGGCGGTCCAGTACAGGTATAGGATCGCCAAAGCTGAAAGCCTGGGTAGACGCTGAATCATTGATTTGTACGTCAGGCGGCATGACGTCCTGTACGGTGTTCTCAGTCATTAAAAAATCTCCACGATGTTACTGGTGTTGGCTGCCTCGCCCTGCAGCGGTTCATTAAACAATGCGTGCATGGTCGCCCAGGCCAAATCTGCGTGGCTGGCTTCCTCGCTGCGGCTGGCTTCATAGGTAGGGCGGTTTCCGCTGGCGGTGGTGGCCCGGCGGATAGCCATGAATGACTGCGCGATATCGGTATGACCGGCGTCAAACTCGATGCGGCGATGGCTAATAATGTCGTATGCCTTGAGCACCAGGGCGTTTTTGACGTTGGGGTTGTAGACAAACTCCCTAACAGCAGGGAAAAAGGCTTTCACGTTTTCGTAAACGCCGTGACCGACGCCGGTAGAGTCAATGCCGATATAGGTTACGTTGTACTGCAGGGTGAGCTGGCGGATAGCTTCTGCCTGTGCGCGGAAATCCATGCCGCGCCACTGGTGGCGCTCCAGTATGCGGAACTTGCCGCCGGGAACGGTACCTGCAGCAGCTGGCGCGCCTGAATGGCGTGGAAGTTGAGGATCTATCCAGCAAGTTCACCGTGGAGCCGTCGGTGCAGCAGACGCTGGAAGACCAGATCCAGCAGTCAACGGCATTTCTGACCATGGTTAACGTGATTGGCGTGGCGGAGCAGTCAGGCCAGTTGCTGGGCCTGGGCGTCGGCAGCACCATTGCCGGGACCACTGACACGACCACGAAGGAGCGCGAACCAACCGATCCGACGGTCATGGTTGATGTTGAGTACAAGTGCGAGCAGACCAACTTTGATACGGTGCTGACCTACGCAAAACTGGACATGTGGGCAAAATTCCAGGATTTCCAGGTGCGCATCCGTAACGCCATCGTCAAGCGCCAGGCGCTGGACCGCATCATGATCGGGTTTAACGGTGTGAAACGTGCCAAAACCTCAAACCGTACCGCTAACCCGCTGCTGCAGGACGTTAACAAAGGCTGGCTGCAGAAGGTCCGCGAAGATGCTGCAGATTGCGTAATGGGCAGTACCACGGCAGAAGATGGCACCACTACTGCAGACCCGGTGAAGGTAGGCAAGGGGGGTAAATATGCCAACCTGGATGCGCTGGTGATGGATGCCGTCAATGAGCTGATTGACCCGATTTTCCAGGATGATGCGGAACTGGTCGTGATCTGTGGCCGTGAGCTGCTGTCAGACAAGTATTTCCCGCTGGTCAATAAGGAGCAGGCAAACACCGAGGCGCTGGCCGCTGATCTGATTATCAGCCAGAAACGCATGGGAGGCCTGCAGGCTGTCCGCGCCCCGTCATTCCCGGCTAATGCTGTGCTGATCACCCGCCTGGATAACCTGTCCATCTACTGGCAGGAAGATACCCTGGCATTTTATCTGCTGACGCTGGTCGCGCTTAAGGTCCTGCGTGCGCAGGTTGTTGATGCGAAGCCGGTGACGGTATGACGCGTACGCTGGCGGTAATTCTGGTGCTGGTACTGGCGGCGCTGGGCTGGCAGTCATGGCGACTGAATGAGGCCAGCCACATCATCGATCAGCAAGGCAAGGACCTGAAAACGGCGGGCGACAAACTGGCAAAAACGAACAGCCAACTGATCGCCCTGTCCATCCTGTCCGAAACCAACAACCGGGAGCAGGCGCGGCTTTACGCGGCGGCAGAAAGCACTAACGCGCTGCTGCGAAGCCGTCAGCGCCGGATTGAGGAGCTAAAACGTGAAAATGAGAATTTGCGCCGCTGGGCTGGTACTCCTTTGCCTTCTGACATTATCAGGATGCGAGAGCGTCCGGCCCTCGCCGGAGGTGCAGCTTACCGTGAATGGTTGTCCCAGGGTGACGCAGTGCCGCCTGGAAAAGTCAGCAGCCAGCACTAACGGGGATTTGCTGGCGGCGCTGGATGAGGCGGAGGCGGCCTGGTCGATCTGTGCTGACAAGGTGGACGCGATAATTTCCTGCCAGGAGCGAAACAGTGAACAAACCTCAGTCCCTACGCCTCGCCCTGAATAAAGCCGTGGCGTATGTCCGGGACAACCCGGACAAGCTGCATCTATTCGTGGATAACGGATCGGTGGTGGCGACCGGCGCAGCGTCGTTGTCCTGGGAGTATCGCTATACCCTCAACGTGGTGGTTGTGGATTTCAGCGGCGATCAGGGATTGCTGATGGCTCCCGTGTTGGCCTGGCTGATGGAGAATCAGCCCGATGCTACCCATAACCCGGAACTGCGTGAAAAGCTGTTTACGTTTGAGGTTGATATCTTGCGCAATGATATCTGCGATATCAGCCTGAACCTGCAGCTGACAGAGCGCGTGATCGTCAGTGCTGACGGTGACGTGTCCAGCGTTGAAGCGGTGCCGGAACCGGACGAACCAGACGAAATGTGGGCGGTGCGCCGTGGCTGAGCTGCAGGAAGTTGACGCCTGGTTAGATGCGCTGCTGGCGGGGCTGGAGCCTGCAGCACGTAAGCGCATGATGCGGGAGCTGGCGCAGCAGCTGCGCCGCAGCCAGCAGGAAAATATCCGGATGCAGCGCAACCCGGACGGCACGGCATACGAGCCACGCCGCGTAACGGCACGCACGAAAACTGGCCGCATACGTCGGCAAATGTTTGCCAAACTCCGCACCGCAAAATACCTGAAAGCCGTTGCCAGCCCGGACTCTGCCAGTGTCGAATTTGAGGGCAGGGTACAGCGTATTGCCCGCGTTCATCATTACGGTCTGCGTGATCGTGTTAGCCGGAAAGGGCCGGAGGTGCGTTATGCGGAACGACACTTACTTGGTTTTAATGATGACATTTTGGAAAGATTAAAGGTTTTTTTAGCTTTGAATATGACTTGATTTTTCATCAACATACTATGAATGTGTAATTTCTGAAATCTTATATTTCCACTTCCGCCAAAAGATGTACTATATTTAAAAATTGCATTTCTTTTTTTTCTGAGGGGGTATCATCATTGCTAAAATGATTAATTTGATTGAATTAATTTGGTTTTAAATTTAAGTGTATGCTTCTGGATGGATTTACGCCTTGTGCTACAATTATCAAAATTGTGTAGATCAATGTTTCACCGCAATCATTCAATGAATGCTATGAAACGCATCTGAGAGCACTACGATGCCAGAAATCCGTGTTTCTTTCATTTCAACGATACTTCTTGTGTTTTTTTTATCCTTTTTTTTTGCCGGAAATAAAGCGCTTGCAAAACCGATTTCTGTCTCAGCGGTGAATTCGACTCCAATGGACAATACTGCTCAAAGTAGTCAGGCATCATCTCCAGTACAGAAGTCAAACCCTTTACCTCAATCGGGAACAAAGCAAGTTGTTTGGTTGAGTGATTATGAATTTTGGTTATCGGCTAGTGTTTTAATTTTTGGTTTGTTATTGTTTGTCGCGGAAATTTACATTATACGTACTACGGCTACATTTAATCCAGAACAAGCAATTAAGTTAGTGGCAGTATCGCTTATTATTATTTCTACTCTTTTTATTATTACGGCTGGATTCAGTAGTCAACAAATAGCGCCAGCTATGGGACTGTTTGGTACTGTCGCTGGATATATGTTAGGCAAATACCAAAATAGCAATGAGGAGAAGAGATCATGAGGCGGATTTTTTTTGTTGTACTGTGTGCTGTTGGTGTATATATCGGCTGTGTTCGTGCGGAAACAATGGATTTCCCCTCAACCTCCGCAGAGGCAGGGCATATATTTATATCTAATAGTACAGATGCATCTGTGACATTTTATCTCACTGGTGAGGGTGGAAATCAATCTGAGTACACGCTATCTGCACACTCTAGTGGCATTTATCAGCCTGTGCCCCCCTCGAATTCTACAATGGACATTGCTATAACAACCCAAGGTAATAAGGTTGTTAGGAAATTAAATGCAGGGGAGAAATATTATATTGATGCAAACCAGCAAGGAGTGTTTGATGTGTTTTCTACGCAGCCGCAACAGTAGGTAATCTTGATTTTCAACGTTTTTTCTAGAGTGCATTGGGAGACTATGGTAGGTAATTAACTTTTGCTTGCCATGGTCAATTTATTTTGTGGTTTTGTGTTTATGTTTTTTTATTAACTATATTGTTCTTCCTTAATCGTAGGTTGTAAGTGGCTTTGTTAAATTATTTTCTTGGTCCCCATCTACTGTGACAATTAACGTCCCACGCTGAGCATGCAGAGAATTGTACTAAGGATTGTACAAAGCGAATAAGATGTCTATGTCATCGATTGGTGACATTCTTGCCCCCATACCAACGCCATGGCGAGCATCGGTGAAACCGTCGCGCCGGTACTCAAAAATATTGCGGACTGGCTGGGTAATCTGGCATCCGCGCTGGATGGTTTTGTTAAACGGCATCCGCAATTGACGGCGGCGCTGTTTAAGATTGCGGCCGTGTTTGCCGTCGTTGCGACCGCTTCGGGTGTGTTGTCGCTGGCGCTGGCGTCCATTCTGGGGCCGATGGCGGTAGTGCGGGTGAGTGCCGGGGTTCTGGGAATTAAGTTTGCCTCTGCTTTTGGTCTGATTAAGCAAGTGATTGGCGGTGCAGGCCAGGCGATCCTGTGGCTGGGCAGGTTGATGATGGCTAACCCCATTCTGGCGATAATCGGCCTGATTGCGATGGGAGCCATTTACATCTGGCAGAACTGGGAAACGCTGGGGCCAAAATTCACCGCAATGTGGGATGCCATCTCGTCTGGGGTATCCAGGGTATGGGCTGTGATTAAGCAGACCATCAGCAGCAAATGGGATGAAATTCTGAGTGATGTTGCCGCGTTGCCCGCGAAGTTTAAAGCGGTGGGCGGCGCGATCATTGACGGCATCCTGAGCGGTATCAATGAGAAGTGGGAAATGCTCAAGAGCAAGCTGGCATCGGTGAAAAGCTAACCGCGTTAATCGCCGTCCGACAACGCAATTTTTGGGGCCAGATAACGATCAGCTGACGCTCTCAGGGGTCCTAATGCCGGAAGTGACCGGTGGCCGATTGTCGTTGCTGGCGCTGGGGCTGATGGCGGAGCAGGGGAAGGCCTGGCCGCTGATCGAGGGCGGCGGGACTATCTACGGAATGTACGTGATTGAAAGCCTGAGCCAGACGAAAACAGAGTTTTTCGCCAGCGGCGAAGCGAGAAAAATAGAGTTTTCGCTGGGGCTGAAGCGTGTTGATGAGTCGCTGTCTGAAATGTTCGGCAGCCTGAGCGACCAGCTTAGCAGCCTGCAGGATTCAGCAGCTGCAGCGGTAGGGAATATCAGAACCACGGTCGGAGGGTTACTGCAATGAGCGAGATGACTGATTTACTCAACCTCAGCAAGACTCCGGCATTTCGCATCGTGATTGAAGGCAAGGATGCAACGCAGACGCTGGATAAGCGCCTGCTGGGTATGACGCTGACCGACAACCGCGGATTCGAAGCTGACCAGCTCGATCTGGAGCTGGACGATGCGGACGGTCTGGTAATTATGCCGCGTCGTGGCGCGGTGATTTCTCTGGCGCTGGGATGGAAAGGCGAGCCGCTGTTTTCAAAAGGGAAGTTTACCGTTGATGAGATCGAGCATAGCGGCAGCCCGGACCGACTGACAATCCGTGCCCGCAGCGCTGATTTCAGGGAGACGCTAAATGTACGGCGTGAAAAGTCCTGGCACAAAACGACAGTGGGCGAGGTGGTGAAGGAGATTGCCACGCGGCACAGCCTGAAGGCTGCCATCGGAAAAGATGTAGCGGCGCAGGTTTTGGATCACCTGGACCAGACCAACGAAAGCGACGCCAGCTTTTTGATGAAGCTGGCGCGGCAGTATGGCGCGATTGCTTCGGTTAAGGACAGTAACCTGCTGTTTATCCGGCAGGGGCAGGGGAAAACGGCAAGCGGTAAAGCGCTGCCGGTCATCACTATTACCCGCCGGGACGGCGACAGTCACCGCTTCAGCCTGGCGGACAGGGGTGCGTATACCGGGGTGATTGCTCACTGGCTGCATACGCGCGAACCGGAGAAAAAAGAAACCACCAAAGTGAAGCGCCGCCGGAAAACGACAAAACCAAAAGAGCCGGAAGCAAAGCAGGGGGATTACCTGATCGGGACGGATGAGAACGTCCTAGTTCTGAACCGGACCTATGCGAACCGCAGTAATGCGGAGCGGGCTGCAAAAATGAACTGGGGGAGCGGCTACAGCGTGGTGTGGCGTCATTTTCCCTGCAGCTGGCAGAAGGCCGCGCGGATCTCTATACGGAAATGCCCGTGAAGGTCACCGGCTTTAAACAACCCATTGATGATGTCAGCTGGACCATCACCACGTTAACGCACACGGTAAACCCGGATAGCGGATTTACAACCAGCATCGAGCTGGAAGTGAAAATTGATGATTTAGTAATGGACTGAGGTTTTCAAAAGAGAACTTAAAGTTCACAAAATGAAATGATGTTGTATCATTATTGCGATTTCAGCAAAAATGGCAGGGACGAAAATGATGATTTGCCCATTATGTGGAAGTGCAGCCCATACTCGCAGCAGTTTCCAGGTCTCTTCAATGACCAAAGAACGTTACAACCAGTGCCAGAATATCAACTGCAGCCATACGTTCGTAACGCATGAGACTTTTGTTCGCTCAATTTCTACACCTAAAGAGGCCCATCCTGTGCAGCCTCACCCCACAAATTCAGGCCAGGCTGCGCTGGCTCTTTGAGGCTGTCGCCACTTTGTCGCCATTACTTAAAAAGAGGGTTCGTAACTCAATGATTTTAAAGGCTGTAAAATTCAGGCAACAAAAAACCCATCAACCTTGAACCTAAGTGGCGGGGTTGATGGGCTCCACAAAATGGGGACATCAAAGAAAAGCAGTGGCACTACTTATGACTGATGCCCGTAAGAAAAGTTCTGCCGATGCGCATTTTTTTCGCAAAAAATTACTGAAGCCCTGGCCAGATGATGACAATCAGCGTCCCGGCGAGGGTCAGCAGCACGTTGGCTATTGCGTAGGTTCCCGCATATCCCAGCGCCGGAATGTTGCTGCGCGCGGTGTCGCTGATAATCTCCATCGCCGGCGCGCAGGTTCGCGCCCCCATCATCGCGCCAAACAGCATTGCGCGGTTCATGCGCAGAACGTAGGCGCCGAACAGGAAGCAGATAACTACCGGTACCAGGCTGACCACCAGGCCCGCCGCCAGCATCTGTCCGCCGACGGCGCCGAGGCCGTGGCCAATCCCGGCGCCGGCGCTCAGGCCGACCCCGGCCATAAAGACCATCAGGCCGAACTCTTTCACCATATTCAGCGCCCCCTGCGGGATGTAGCCGAAAGTAGGGTGGTTGGCCCGCAGGAAGCCGAGCATGATCCCGGCGAACAGCAGCCCCGCGGCGTTGCCGATCCCGAAGCTGAACGAGCTGAACTGGAAGGTGATCATCCCGATCATCAGGCCGACGATGAAAAAGGCGCAGAAGGCGAGCAGGTCGGTGACCTGGCTGTGAATGGAGATAAAGCCGATGCGGTCGGCCACGGTTTTTACCCGTCGCGCGTCGCCGCTGACCTGCAGAACGTCGCCTTTGTTGAGCACCACGTTGTCGTCAATCGGCATCTCAATCTGGCTGCGGATCACGCGGTTTAAGAAACAGCCGTGATCGGTCAGCTTCAGCTGGGCGAGACGGCGGCCCACCGCGTTGTGGTTTTTCACCACGATCTCTTCGGTGACGATGCGCATATCCAGCAGATCGCGGTCGAAGACCTCTTTGCCGTTGCGAAAGCTGGGGTCGAGGCGGGCGTGGGCGTCCGGATAGCCCACCAGCGCGATATCATCCCCTTTCTGCAGCACCGCATCGCCGTCCGGGTTGGCCAGAATGCCGTTACGCCGAATGCGTTCGATATAGCAGCCGGTCTGACGGTAGATGCCCAGCTCGCGCAGATTTTTACCGTCCGCCCAGGCCACCAGCTCCGGGCCAACGCGATAGGCGCGGATCACCGGCAGATAGACCTTGCGCTTGGAGTCGGTATCCAGCCCGCGCTCGCGGGCAATCTGCTGGGCGCTGGTTTGCAGATCCTGATGCTGCAGCTTGGGCATATAGCGCGCGCCGACGATCAGGCTCACCAGGCCAACCAGGTAGGTCAGGGCATAGCCGAGGCTCAGATGATCGAGCGAAAGCGCCAGCTGGTCGGCGGGCAGGCCGAAGTGGCGCAGCGTGTCGCCAGCGCCCACCAGCACCGGCGTGGAGGTCATGGCGCCGGCGAGCATCCCGGCGGTCAGGCCGATATCCCAGCCGAAGAGTTTACCCAGCCCTAAGGCCAGCAGCATCGCGCTGCCGACCATCACCAGGGCGAGCATCAAATAGTTTTTCCCGTCGCGGAAAAAAATAGAAAAAAAGTTGGGGCCGGCTTCGACGCCGACGCAAAAAATAAACAACATAAAGCCCAGATTCAGCGCATCAGTGTTAATACTGAAATGCTGCTGGCCTAATAATAAGGAAACCACTAAAACGCCAATGGAATTACCAAGTTGTACTGACCCGAGGCGCAGTTTCCCGAGACAAAGACCAAGTGCAAGGACAACGAATAATAACAGGATGTAATTCCCGTTTAACAAATCTGCGACGTTTATATTCACGAAAACCAACTTCTCATTTACTAGTAAGTTGTTGAAGGAAATGGTTATTTGGTCTAAGGTTGCTCCAGTGTTCGCGTTGTCCCGAACCCTATTCTGGCATCCCGTTATAACCGGCAAAAATATAGTCGATAGTTTAATCCTTCCTGGATGCTGCGGCTAGTCACAATCGTATTTACTCCGGCGGGAGCCTTTATTGGCATGGATTGCCAGAATGCTTTATCTGACTGGGCTAATTGGAAGTGGGTTAGAGGCAGAATCAGGAGGATGTTGTGAAAGCTGAGCGTGCCTGGACGGGTGCCGTCTGCGGATTTTTTCTGTTTATCGTGGTCTGTTTATCGCTATTGCTGCATATGAAAGGCGCCTTTCGGGCCGGCGGTAACCCCGAGCTCGGGCTGCTGCTTTTTTTGCTGCCCGGCGCGCTGGCGAGCTCTCTCTCTCCGGGACGACGCGTGATACTGCCGCTGGTCGGCGCAATTCTGGCGGCGCCGGTTTGCCTGGCGATGATGCGGATTTTCTTTGTTACTCAACGGACGTTCTGGCAGGAGCTGGCGTGGCTGTTTAGCGCGGTATTCTGGTGCGCGCTCGGCGCGCTGTGCTTTATGTTTATCTGCGCCTGGATCGATACCAGACGCAGCAACTCATCGGAGCATTAAACCGTCTCAGGCAAACAGGCCGAGGTTCTCTTTGGCCCAGGCTTCAAAGTCGGTGCAGCCGCCGATGTGCTTCTGATCGACAAAAATCTGCGGCACGGTTTCAACGGGTTTACCTACGGTCTTTTCCAGATCGCTTTTGCTGATGCCCTCAGCGTGAATATCAACGTAGCGGTAGTTAAAATCGTCGCGCTCGTTGGTCAGTTTTTCAGCCAGCTCTTTGGCACGGACGCAATAGGGGCAACCTGGACGACCAAAAATTACGGTAAACAT